ATTAAATCATGAAAACAAGTGCAATTTTCTACATGGGAAATAAACGAAAAATTTGTGAACAGTTAATTTCGTATTTTCCCAAAAATATTAATTCTTTCTTTGAGTTATTTTCTGGAAGTGGTGTTAAAAGAAGCATAAAAAGTATTTTGCTTTTTTATTAACAATGCTAATGCTTTTGAATCCTTTTTGTATGCATGTTATGTGGCTTTATGACACCGGCAGAATGAAAATTGATAATCGTTTCATGGGGGAAGATAAAAATAATGGCTAAGAGAAGTTTTAAGAAAGCGTTTAAGGCTCAGGACAATTATCCGACACCTTCTATTTTAGTTAATATGCTTGTTCCATATCTTAAAAAGTGGGAAATAGATTTTATATCAAAAAACGGCCGTAAACCTATTTTATGGTTGCCATTCGATACAGAAGAAAGTAAATATTACACAATTCTTAAAGAAGAAGGATTTCTGGTTGTTAGAAGTCATTTGAATGATGATAAAGACTTTTTCACTTATCAGCCGCCTCAGTTTGATATTATCGTGTCTAATCCACCGTTTTCAAGAAAATTGGATATTATGGAAAGATGCTGTTTTGAACTTAAAAGGCCTTTTGTTCTTTTGATGAATATGATGGCAATTAATTATCAAAACGTGTCTAATTTGTTTCAATTCGTAAATCCAAAAATACAATTTATTATTCCTGATAAAAAAGTGTCTTTTGATGGTAATACATCAAGTTTTTGTAGTGGATATGTTTGTTATGACTTTATTGATCATACGGTCTTTCATCATCTCCCTCATAACAATACCGGAAATAATTTTAGTAAATAAAAGGGGGAAATATGATTGTAAAAATTAAAGTTTTTGACGGTGGGAAAAAGCCGGAATACAAAAGAATTGGGGATGCATGTTTAGATTGTTATGCAAGAGTTAATTGCGATCAAGTTACAATTCCTAAAAAAACAAGAGCTTTAATACCTTTAGGATTTGCACTTGAATTACCGGCCAATTACGAAGCTGTTATTAGGCCCAGAAGTGGTCTAACAAGTAAAGCAATTGATGTTGCAATTGGTACTTGTGATGAAAATTACCGTGGTGAATTAATGGCTAATGTTATAAACAATTCTGATGAAGATTTTGTCATTTCTAATAGTGATAGAGTTTGTCAGTTAGCAATTAGACAGGCTCCAACGGTTTATTTTGAAGTAGTTGATAAACTTTCAGAAACAAATCGTGGTTCATCAGGTTTTGGTTCTTCTGGTATATAAGTAAGGTGTAAAAGATGATAGAAAACAGAAATAAAAAATATTACACAACTTTTGAACTTGTAGATTTGATTGAAAATCCAGAAACAGAACTTCATAAGACTTGGAAAAGTGTTTATCCAAACTATGAAAATGTTGTTTTGTTTGAACAGGTAAGTAGAGTTGTTTACGAAGGAAAAAGAGTAAAAGACATTTCCTTTGTTGAATTTACAAAAGGGGATAAAGGCAAAAAGAAATTTTATGCCTTTTTAGTTGATGATGTTATTAATTATGTCATCAAGAAACGTGGTGCGAATTTGAAATTTATAGATAAGGAGTAAAGAAAACTATGAAATTTACAACAAGTCGTGAAGCCTTGTTAAAGGCTATTACAATTGCTCAGGATGTAATTACAAATAAAAGTCCTGTTTCAATTCTTTCAAATGTACTTTTGCAGACAGCAGAAAACAAAGTTATTGTAAAAGCTACTAATTCTACAGTAAATCTAATCACTTCTTTTGGAGCTGAGATTGAAGAAGAAGGAGAATTGACTTTATTTTGTGATAAATTATTAACTATCATTAATTCACTTCCAATGGGTGATGTTGAAATTCTTACAAAAGAAAATGAAGTCCTGGTTCAGCCAATTGGAAAAAAAGTAAAATTCAAGATAAAATCACTTGCTGCTGATAAATTTCCTATTTTTAATTCTTTTGTTTCAGAAAACTCAATAGAAGTTGCATCTAAAGATTTTAAGAATCTTATTAGAAATACTATTTTTGCTGTATCAACAGATCCTAACCGTTATATTATGACAGGTTGTTATGTATGTAAATCTGATAATTTATTGTCTATGGTTGCTACAGATGGTAGAAGAATGAGTGTTTGCAATTGTGTAGATTTTAGTTCAGAATTTACACCGGCAATTATTCCAACAAAATTTCTTTCAATTCTTGAAAAATTCTGTCCTGATGAAGGAAATATCCAGATTACTACGACAAATAAAACATGTTTTGTAAAAAATGGAAACCTTGAAATTTCTACAGCCTTAATTGATGGTCAATATCCAATGTGGCAGAAAGTTCTTCCTAATGGATTAGATAGAACTGTTACTGTATCAAAAAAAGAATTTGAAGATGCCTTGAAATGTGCTTGTATTATGGTTCAGAAAAATGGCCGTGTACAAATGATAATAGACAAAAATAAACTTGAAATTTCTTCACCTGATACAGAATATGGAAGCTCAATTCAAGAAATTGCTGCCGTGTATGATGGCGAACCTGTAAACATTGCTCTTAATGCTTTGTATCTTAATGATGTACTTAAAGTAATTGATGCAGAAAGTATTTCAATTGATTTTACTATTAATGAAGATAAAAAAGTTACAAAGGCATTAATCATACGTGAAAGTGAAGTAGATAAAACTGCTTATACTCATATTGTAATGCCTATGACTTTTTAATCTTGAATCCCTGGAAGTTTTCTTTTAATCTTTCAGGGATTTATCAGTTTCCTGTTCAAACCTTTCAATCATGTAAGTAATCATTTTAAGTTGTTCATCAGAAAGTTTACTCATGTTTTTATTATCGCACAATGACGCTAAAATGTTAATATTTTTATTGACAAACGGCAAATATACCGTTAATGTATAGAAAAAGGCAGAAATACCATTTTGGAAAATAAAATCGTTAAATATGCCTTTTTGGTACATAGCGGATTAGAGCAGCGGTAGCTCACCGGAATCATAATCCGGTGGTCGGTGGTTCGATTCCACCATCCGCCATATCTCTATTTAATGGGATAAAGGAATTTGTTTATGCCAAAAACAAAAAAACTAATTGAAGCCGTTATTCAGGATGATGAAGAAATGGTTATGGAAGTGGCTAAGTCAGACGTAAAAGTTTCTGATTTAGAATTAGTAACAAATATTGTGGCCGGAAAACTTACAAGCAATGCAAAAGAGTATTCTGCAGCCTTGAAAAATGAGATTGCCAATTACACTATTGAAAGATATATTGACGATCCTGATGCCGCAAAAAGTGATAAAGCCTATCTTAATAAACTTCTTGATGAAGTTGCAGAAAAAAGAAAACTTGCTACTGCTACCTGGAATAAGCCTTTAGATGAATTTACAACAGTTATGAAAGAGCTTGAATCTGAAATTAAAACAGCATCTAATAATCTTAAAACAATTGTTGATAAGGCTGATAAACAGGTAAAAGACGAAAAGAAAGCAAAAATTGTAGAGTTCTGGAATACTCTTAATTTTACAATCGTTCCAATTGATCGTGTATTTAATCCTAAATGGCTTAATAAAGGTGAAAAAATGGCTTCCATTATGGAAGAATGTAAGGCCATAACAGAAAAAATCACTACAGAAATAAATACTCTTAAAAGTATGCAAGATGAAGATGCGGAAACTTTACAGGCCTTTTATCTTGATACATTGGATCTTAATGCAACATTACAGAAGGGTAATCAACTTAAAGAAAATCGTGCCAGAATTAAAGCAGAAGAAGAAAGAAAAGTCGCTTTTGCAGCAGAAACTAAAAAGCCTGTTATTTCTGATAATTCAGAGCCAGATTTATCACCAAAAGGGCCTATTATTCCAATGTCAGAGCAGCCAAAAGATCCTATTGCAACATTTAGACTTGAAGTAACTGCTCCGGCTAGTAAGTTGATGGCTTTAAGAAAGTTCATTGATGCAAACGGTATTACTTATAAAAAAATATAGGTGGGAATATGAGTGGAAAACAGGAAAAGAAATTACGTCAGCTTGTAAGAAGAAATCAAAGTAAACTTGTAACTCAGTCATGGGATTGTTTCTTTGGATACAATTACTCAGTTACGGTTCAAATATCGTCTTAAACTAGCCTGGAAAATCTTGTTAGGTCATGATATACGTAAAGAAGAACAGGAAAAAACTCAGGGGTAACAAAAAGATGACGCAAATAAAAACGGCTGAAAGAAATAATAAAATAAAAGAACTTGCTAAAAATGGAAAAACAGCAACAGAAATCTCAGAGATTATAGGAATAAAAAGAAAACGAGTATTACAATTATTAAGAAGTTTCCGTATAAAACCTAAAAGAGATTTGCATCCATTACAAATACGAAGCGAAAAAGCACAAAATATAATCAATGAATTAAAGAATGGAACTAAACAAAGTGATATTGCAAGAAAATATAATGTAACAAGGCAGTATGTCAGCCAGATAAAATATAAGTTAGAAAGTAAATAATTTCTCATAAACTACCGAAAATATAGGTAAATGAGAAAATTATTTACTAAGTTTCGGAAAAATCACATAAAAAGTTGAGAAATTTTATTGACAAACACACATTAGCGTGTTAAAAACTGTAAGAGTAATCACACTAAAACGTGTGATTTTTCAAAAAGGATTGTTAATCCTGAAAAGGCAATTTAGAAAATATGAGAGCTTTTCTAAGTTGCCTTGCAACTTTTAGCCCTTAGAGGTTTTTCTGCTCTCAATCCGGCCCACGGATAGAAAAACTTTTAAGGGCTTTCTTTTTATAACATGCGAAGTAGGCCAGAGCCTGAGAAACTTAAACCTACAACGCAAGGAGTTAGCCTATGAATTTTTCGGAAAACTCAGAAAAGAGTTTAACAGAAAATCTGCTTATTGAAAAGGAATCATTTACATTGAATGAATTGGCAAATTTTTTAAATGTAGACGTAAATGATTTACCTATATTTTCATGTTGTATGCTATATAAGGGTGGTGTTTCTGTTGATGAAAATGATAAGTATTTGTCTATTCCAAATACAGTTGAAAGTTGGCAGAATATTGCAAAAGGATTATATAGATTTTCAGAAATAAAAGCTGATGAGATACCAACAAAAGAACTTTCTTATAAAAACATTGCAGATGAATATTATGTTAATGTAAAAGAAGGTGGTTATGTAGATGAAAGAATAAATCTTGTTAATAAATTTATTAAAATTTATCAAAATGTAAGCCTTACAATGACCGCTATGCTTGGAAAAATTTCTTTTGATGAAGCGGTAAAAATGTTAAAAAATATTAATTCACCATATTATTTTAACTCTAAAACTAAATCACAAAATCTAGGATTTGTTTATATTGCAAAACAAACAAATGAATCTAACCTTTATAAGATTGGTTGTACAAATAATATTGAAAGTCGATTAAAAACTTTTAAAGTAGGTAACTGTTTTGTTGAAATAATAGCAAGTAAACAAGTTGAAGATAAATATTATTATGAAAATTTCTTTCATAAATATTTTAATCAAAAACAGTTCAAAAATGAATGGTACAAATTAACTTAGGAAGATTTAAAAGATCTTAGAGAAATCTTTTGTTTTAATTTTCACTTGAATACAAAGGATGGTAAATAATGAATAAAACTATAACAGATACTTCTAAAGAACTTGGTTTGAAACGTGATGACGTTCTGGAATTTCTTAGACTTCGTGGTTATATCATGCGAGATAATCATAGAAGGCCATCAAGAAAAGGTGAGTTTATTGGTACTGCTTTGGGTTTAGAAAAAGGCTATGTAGAAAATTATACATATACCAATGAAAAAACATCTTGTGTTCATGTTGTTCTTACTGAAAAGGGGTTTGAAAAAGTTGAAAAGGCTTTTTTAATTGACAAACCGGCTCAGGCTGAAAAAGAAAGAATCAACAAATTGTGTAAAGAAGCTGAAAGAAACATGAAACCTTCTTTACTTGGAAAGGCAGAATAATTAAATAGGGGTGGGAAAATGACAAAATATACAAGATTAATGAATATGAAAAATAACTTTATAAAAGCAGCAAGTAAAGCTAAATCAAATTTTATGATTGCATTATGGATTTACAGAGCTGATGTTGTTCAGAAGGAAATTGATGAACTTACACTTAAAGAAGCTATGGAGGATAAATAAAACTTATGAAAGAAGTGTATATTTACAAATGTTTCTCGAATAAACCAGAATCCAAAGGATTTTGTTTATTTGAAGTAAAAACAAATGATAAGAATTATGCTATGAACGAAATAAAAAATTATAGCATTAATAAAGGATTATCATTTAATGATTTTCATGTAGAAAAATTCTTAGTAAAGGAGAGTTAAACAATTATGATTAATTATAAATCAATTAATGCAAAATTTACACCAATTGAACAGGATAAAGAACCTGAAAAATGGCTTGAACTTAGAACAACAGGAATTGGTGGAAGTGATGCAGGTGCAATTATGGGGCTGAATAAATATGCATCACCTTTAACAATTTATCTTTCAAAAAAGAACGTGGAAGGATTTAAGGGAAATGCTGCTACAGAATGGGGACATATTCTTGAAGATCCTATTAGAAAAAAAGCTGCAGAAGAACTTGGAATAGAGATTATTAGTGTTCCTGGTATGTATACATCTAATGATATTCCATACATGAACGCAAATCTTGACGGTCTTTGCCATGCTGACAATCAGGTAACAATAGGTGGGGAAACTGTAGAAGGCCTTGGAGGTTTTGAAATTAAAACATCAAGCCGTGGAGAAGGTTTTTCAGAAGATGAAATTCCAGATAGTTATTATTGTCAGGTTCAACATTATATGGCCGTAACAGGTCTTAATAGGTTTATTCTGACAGCCTTTTTTATGAACACAAAAAGAGCAAAACATTACATTGTTAAACGTAATGATGACTTTATTTATACTCAGTTAATTCCGGCAGAAAAAAACTTTTGGGAAAATTTTGTAA